GTGTCGTGAAATTCACACTCAACATACACGGTTAATGCTTTCGGTACATTGATTTCGTAAAGGTCTGTTTTATAGCTTACGGAATCGTCCTTACCGGGTGAAATTGCACCGAGTGAGTTTTTTACCGCCTCGGCGGCTTTTCTGCCGTTTGAGTTAAGACAAAACACTCTTGTACCGCCCGTATATTTGCCGTTGAATGCATTAGTGTGAATCGGCATATGAATGTCTGCACCGAACTTGTCCGATTCGGGACAGCGTGTCTGCATAAGCGTTCCCGACTTTGCGACCATAACCTCAAAACCGCAACGCTTGAGTGCTTTGGCTGTGGCGGCGGCGATTTTATCGCACTGAGCCATTTCATTTGTACCGCCCGTTGCATAGGTGTTTCTGTTCTGATTCGACGGACTGAGATAAATTCTTTTTGCTGACATAATTATTCCTCACTTTCATCTGTTTTTACTTCGACTGTGGTTTTCAGCCTTTTAACGATTGATACCAAAAATTTCGGCAACGGAATACCGATTTCCGAGAGGTTTTCTAAAATTGAAATCAACTCGTTGATGATAAACCAAATCGTAACAATCATGCCGATACAGTAGTTAATCCGCAGGTCGATTCCGCAGTTGACAAGTGCCGAGCTGATGAGATAGTCGGCAACAATACCTACCGCTACGGCTACGATATAGCCTACCTTTTTGATAATGCCTGTTACACCGACACGGCTGTTTAGCGTGTGGCTGATGTATGCCTGTGCCATTCCTGTGATGTAGTCGATAATCATTACCGCAATCATCACCGCAAACGGCACAAGCAAGATGTTAAGATATGCGACAATAGCACCGCATACCGTGGCAAATAATGCCTGTAAAATGTTTTCTTTCATTGCTTACACCTCGCTTTCTGTCGGCTCGTCAACGGTTGGATTGTCGCCCCATACTGCCATGACGGCATTGTAGTATTCATCAGACAAGACTTTTCTTATCTGTTCTCTGCCTGATTCATCATTCATATAGGCATTGCGGATGTTTCCGCCGACCTGCATTTCTTCACCGTTAAAGGTTAAAAACTGCTGTCTGAGCACCGACACGCTGTCCTTTGTGAGCATATCGAGTGTGATTTTTTCTTTAAGTTCCATAATTTTTACCTCCGTTATTTAATTTTGTACAAGCAAATCACATTAATTTGCTCGCCGTCTGCGAATGTGTAAGCCGTCTTATCCTGAGTTGAAAACTGTAACCAAGTGTTATTTTTCTGAATGGCAAATTTAAAGAGCTTGCCAAGGTTTGAAATACCGACACAAAAAACATTGTCCTCGGAAATACATTTGTACGGCAAATCAATCAGCGGACACATGCTATTGCCGCCAAGAGATACTGCGTTCATTTTGACCGTTGCACTGACAATTACAACATCACCAATCGTCTTATACATACAGCTTGCACTTTTGATTTTGTCGGTGACGGTTGAATATGGCGTGAGCGTTGATGTACCGCTCTCTATGTTGGCAGAATCGTATTTAGCGGCAAGAAGCTCGTTCGTCTCTTCTGATGAGTAGAGTTCATTTGCCTTGTAATAATAAGCGTCAAGATATTCAATGCTCGGATAATTAGCGCTACTATCAGTAATGTCAGTTTTGGAGCTTACTTTGTTTGCGTTGTCCTCTTTTGATTTAAGTGCATTGACTACATCTGTTGCATTAGCCTTACCTGCAAGAGATGTTTCTGCCGTCTGCATTCGTGCTGATAACTGACTGACCGTGCTTTTCTCTGCTTTGTTGGTTACAGCAGAATCAATCCCGTTAAGCCTTGCGTTGAGGTTATCATAATCACCCCGTGCCGTGGCAACCTCTCTACAGATTTCAGCGGTCGTGCCAGCGCTGTCTTTATTGATCATGCTCTTGTCAAGAAGACTTGGAGTCACTTTAACTTTTAAAGCAAGCGGTGTATTCAGCACCTGTGTTTCGCCGTTTGCAATCTTAATTTCGATTGCTAAAAAGCCCGACATAGACTTGAAATTTTCGAGCGGAACAGTAATAACATCTGCCGTGCTGTTCAGTGTGCAAGCGACTGAATCTGAGATTAAATATCCGTCAGTTGCAAAGGTTGCAGTTACTGTGCAATCTGCAAAGGTCAATTTTTCACCGCTTGCCGTTAATGTTACATCAAGATAGCGAACCGCTTTGTCATTTACATTTGCAATTGCAACAACATTTGGTGCGTTGCGGTCATTTACATCAATTGTAATTGATTTATGTTTCATACTAATTGCCATTATCTTCTAAACCTCCTTTGGATTTTCAGCAAATCAGACATTGACATACTTAAGTCACCGATTGTAATTTCTTTGTATTTTTGGGACACGCTATCGTAAACAGTTTTTGAAATTCTTCGGCTAAGATTCGTGCCGTCCGGCATTACGACCGTCACTTCATCATAAAGTTTGATTGCGTGCATTTTAGTGAGCTCGTTTTCAAGAGTTACCCTTATACTCAGGGTTTCCGATGTTTGTTCCGTCGAATAGTTATAATCAGCAACTGCATTACGCAAAGCATCTCTGACTTCTTCGTAGTTTTCGCCGGTGCTGGGATTTAAAGTGTATTTTTTGATTTTGTTTGTGCAATCATACAAATATGTGTTTTTTATGTTACGTTTTAACCCTGTTTCATACGGTTCAGGGCTTGACACGACGACTTCTTTATTATTCGTAGTGTTGCATCGTGCGTAAGGCATAACATGTGTATAGTAATTGCCGATTTCAGCAGTCTGCTTATAATCTGACACATTAGCGCCGAAAGCAATTCGATAGCCGCTTTTCGCACCTGCTGTACTGATTTTGTTAAAATAAATGTCAAAATTATTAAAATACAAAACACCGCCAAACTGATTTATTAGTCCTTCATCATCGTCCTTGAAGATATCCTCAAACTTTACTGCCTGTGAATAACCCAAGTAAATTCTTTTCTTTGCTGTGATTGATGAACTGAAGCTAAACCACTTATATGGGGCTTCCGTAAACCACATATGCAGAGGTTCTCCTACTGTGCTGTAGTCTCGCATAAAGTGGTCAATTAATTCTTTTGGCGTGCCATACATCGATCCGTCCATTGCACGAGGAATTGTCCCGTTTTGAAAAAACATTCTTGACACATGTTCGCCCGACACGGTCAAATCACCGTTTTTATCGACCTCTATTTTTGTGACATAAAAATACTGAGGCTCAGCTACATTATTTACTTTTGCTTTAATATATGAGGTTATTTTAATTTTTGACGCGAGCTTATCTGTGCTTTTTATTTTCGCGCTAAAGCTGTATGTGCCATTTTGCTCCATTGTCGTCAAAAACTCGGTGCATTCGGTCAAAAAACCGAAACCGTTAGAATCAAACAATGGTGTCGGATTCTTGTAATAATCAGCTGTATTGTACAAAATTGGTTGCATTACAATCTCCTCCAATTCGGCTTAATTTCAATATCAGTAAACGCATTTGCGTTTTTTCCTGAGAGTTTTATTTTATTCCAACCGGGCAAAAGCGTCGGAAACTCTGTGCAGCTTATGCAATTGTTTGCCAAGCTCGTGCCGTTGTTGAAAGAAGCGGACTGCTGTTCGGAATCAAGTTCAATATAATCCTTATCCGATGATGTTTTAACTGTTAAAGTTTGACCATCATTAACCGTCAGCGTCAACGGATTAACTTTTGCGCCTTTATTGATAATCTTGATGAAAGGCTCGGCTGTGTAATTTTCGCCGTTGTAGATTTCGATTTCGGCATTTTGAGTTGAGGTCAATTTTGGTCGGATAATCTCCTGCCCTAAATCGCTATACCAGAACGGCACTCGGCTAAAATTTATAGTCGTTGACAAGCAAAGGGGGGCAACCTCTTCTATTGGCTCAACCCCTGTGCAAATCGCTTTTGTATAATAGCCGGGGTTGTATGTGTCCTTAAAGATTTTATACTCGCCGTCCCAAACAGTAAGCCATTCTGCAAACGCTCTTACAAGCTCGGCATTGCTTTCGTTCGGCACAATGTACGGATAACTGTTGACCTCGAACTGCATTTCAACATTATCAAATAAGCCATTGTCAGCTATCACTCCGCCATTTTTGCCGTAGACGGAGGTAAAATCAAAGTTGCGCTTTGCAATTTGATATTTTGGGGCAGTGGCTATAAAAAAGCCTACTGTCCGCAAATCAATACCGTTATATGTAAAACTATGTCTCATCTTTAACCTCCCCAGCGAGCCGCTTCGCCGTCAAGCGTCTGCACAATTGCGGTCGATACACGGCGGTTAAAATCGTCAACATCCATGTCATTATTGATGTTTACATCGCCTATGTATTTAATCTCAATCGTAGGCGAGTTAGTCACAATTTTTGACATCTGGCTGTTTGCCGCTGCGTAATCTTGGCTTTGTGTGCGGATGCCTGCAAATTTACTGTTAATCGCACCGACAGGGTCGCCCTCAACAGCTGACAAGGCTTTGGCCGCTAAGTTCCTTGCTGCTTTTTGAGCTTCGACGATTTCATCTTCAATTCCGAGACAGTAGCCTTTACCAAAATAAACACCAAATTTTCTCGGCTTTTTTGCCGGAGAGTGCGAATCCTGCTCTTTTTGCACTGATGCTAAGGCTGCAGCGGCAATTGATGCCGCTGAATTACCTACACCAGCTATAACCGATTCAATGCCGGATGAAAATCCTGTTGAAAAAAATGCGCCGAGCATCGAGCTTGCCGATATTACATAAGCTACAAGGTTTTGTGATGCAGTTACATCTACCGCTTTTTTTGTACTGCCTTCGATTTTTTCTTTTGACTCTTTGCTGCCAATTGTTTCAGCGGTTTTATTAACGCCCTTTTTCGCTGCTTTTTCGCCGTTGCCCTCAAGTTTGTTGAGTTCACCGGTAGCCTTATCTACGAGGTCGTGAGCATTATCAACCATTTTTTGAGTTACACCCGGTTGATTTTCGTCCATTGCAGTTTTTAGCAGCTCGTAGTTTGCGGTAAAGTTTGCAAGCTGATTTTCAAGGCTCTCTCTTGAACCTGTTTCAGCATCAATAAAACCGTTTTTGATTTTCTGCTGTTGTGCGTTGATTTCGTCAGCTTTACCCGTTGCGATTGCGGCAACCGTGCCGTACATATCGGTGTACTTAGCAAGTTCGATTTCTGCTCTTTCCTGCAACTCTTCGGCTTCTTCGACCTGGTCTTTTGTTACGCCTTCAACACCGTCTTTGTATGCCGTTTTTAGGTTCTCGGCATTTGTCTTAAAATCATTGACCTGCTGTTCGAGAGCAGCTTTGTTACCGGTGGTATAAGTAACAATGTTGTTAGACAAGTCCGACATAGCGGCTTTAATTTCTTTGGTGTTACCTTTAGCAGTTACCGCTGTGAGATTCTCATAATTTTGAATTGTGGTGTTATAATCAACTACTTTTTTCTGATATTCTTTATACTTGCCATCTGCTTTGTCAAACTCTATTTGTTTAGCCTTTAAATTGTTTTTGGCTTCATTTTGCGCCTCGCTGTAAGCTCTTCCGACGGATTTTGATAAATCTTCAAAATGTTTATACATATTTTCGCCGTTTTGAAAATCTTTGAGTATTTTTGAATAATACTGCTGAGATATTTTGCCGTTTTCAAAACCCCAGCCTGCATATTTCAAAGCCGTTTGACCTGGCGAAAGTCCAGTGACACTCATTTGTGTAACTTTCGCCTTAGCTAAATCTACATCTTTTTGTGCGCTTTTTTTTGCTACATAGCCATTTGTAACATCATTTTTTGCGCTTTTTAAGCCTGATACAGCAGTTTGATAGGGCTCTTCAAGTGCCGATAACATTGCAAGCGCTTTTTTTGATTCAAGTGCATCATCAATTGAGCCTTTAAGGTCTTTATAGGACTGAATAACATTGCCGTTCCAAGTGATTTCATCGCCTGTAACGCGGCTCAATTCATTGGTAATAAATTTTGCTCTGTCCTCGTAACCTTTTTTGACTTTGCCGTTTTGGTCTACAATGCCCTGTAATTCTTTCCATAAGTCATTATAATAGTCAAATTCGTTTTCAACTTCTGATGCAGCATCTTTTTTGCTCTGCACATATTCATCGTTGGCATCTTTAAGCTCTTTGATTTCTTCTTTTGCTTTTTCCTGAGCTTCGTTAAGTTCTTCTTGGGATTGTTTTGCACTGTCGTTAGCCTCTGAAAATGCCCAAATTTCGCCTATAGCACCAACAACTAAACCTGCAACTAATCCCCACAAATTTGCTTTTTGAGCAGTGTTAAGTCCCTCTTGTGAAATTTTAGCGGCATCTGTTGCCGCTTTCAAAGACTTGTAAGCTCCCCACAGATTTTTGATTTCTGTAACTATTTTAGTGGCCTTTTTACCCGACCAAATAGCAGTAGTTAAAACACCAATCTGTTTTAGCGTTGGAATAATATCATCTGTATGCCTGCTCGCAAATTTACAAAGTTTTTTTACCTCGGGGAATAATGATTTGCCGATAGGATTAATGACATCAGTTTGCACCGTTCTGCCAAGGCTTGCCCAATCGGCTTCAACATCATCGTATTTGATGTCTTTAATCTTTTTCATGGTATTTTTGGTCTTGTCAGCAGAGCCATTAACTTTCATTAAGGCTTTTACGCCGTCGATTCCCAAATCTTCCCACATCGTACCGAAGAGGTCAACGCCTGCCTGATTCTGCTTGACCTTATCGTCCATCTCAAAAAGAGCCTTTAAGACTTCTGATGTTGCGGATTTTGCGCTGTCTCCGCCTTTTGCAAATCTTGCCTGCAAATCCTCAATACTACCTTTTGCGCCTTTGCCTGCTGATTCGAGATTTGCAAGATTTTCTTTAGCAGTTTTTAGCGCCTTTGAATATTGTTCAATTTTATCGGCATTCTTTTGCTTTGTTAATTCGCTCGTCGAATTGTTAAAGCCTTTTTGCTCCTCTTTTGCATAGTAAAGATTTTTTTCGAGCTTTGCGACTTCATCTTTGGCTTTTTGAATGTCCTCAGCCGAGGCTTTTACACCGTAGCCGAGAAGAGCAAATCCCTCCTGCGTACTCGAAGCTGTGTCCTTAGAGCGGATTCCAAACTCTTTCATGGCATCGCCGAGCTTGTCAACGCTGAAAGTACCTGCTTTAGAGCCATTTTCAAGCGAATTAAAAAACTCGTTCGCATCGTAGCCGAGTTGCTTGTAATGTACAGAGTATTCGTTGATTGTGTCGAGCAAATCTCCGTTTTTGTTAAGGCCTTTTTGACTGCCCTGTGCAATGAGATTAAAAGCCTCTTCGCCTGTTACACCAAATTGCTCCATAAGCATGTTGACCGCTCTCAAGGTTTCGACAAAATCGTAATCGTATGTATCTCTCAATGTAAAGAGATTTTCGGTCATATCTTTAAGCTTACTTGGATTGGTCTCGTTCGTTGTCTGCTTAATCAAAGCAAGGACATTTGCAACTTCTTCCTGAGATTCGCCGAAATTTCCTTTGTAAACATCTTCAAGGACATCTTTGTACTTTGTCATCTCCTCGGCGGTCAAGCCGGTTTGAGCCTGCAAGGAATTTAAAGCTTTTTCTTCACTGTTTGCACTTATGACAGATCCGGTCAACGCTCCGCCGACCGCTGTTGCCGCTGTGCCTGCTTCTTTTAGGGCATCGCCGACGGCAGATTTGAGATTGTCAGCAGAGGATTTAACATCATCCATTTCTTTTTTGACCTTGGATAAATCAGTCTTATTCGACTTGTTTTCAAGGCTTTTAAAGCTGTCGCCTGTCTTGTCAACGCTTGTTTCGGTTTTTGACATCTCACTTCGGGCAGATTCGAGGTTTATTGCGTTTGCTTTTTCCTCAGTTTCCGCAAGCTGTTTTGTGAAAGTTTCAAGTTTGCTTTTCGCTTTTTCAACTTCACGCTGATAAGCTCTGTACTGTTCGGTTGAGATTTCGCCGTTTTTTGCCTGTTCTTCAACCTGATCTTGTACATCAAGTAGCTTTTTGAGGGCAGATTTGCTGTTTTCAATTTGTTCTTTTAACACTTCTTGCTTTTGAGCAAGCAAAACAGTGTTTTCGGGGTCAAACTTTAATTGTCTATTAATAGCCGACAATTCGCTCTGTAGGCTCGCCGATGAGGACTGTACAGCTTTTAAGGACTTCTGTAAGTCCATTGTGTCACCGGCAATTTTGACGGTAATACCCTTAATTGTAGATGCCATATCTATCCTCCAACTTTTTGTATCTGTTCATAAACTCGCTATACTGCTCTTCCGAAATTTCTTTGTTTTCAAATCTTTCTTTAACAAAAGGCAATACAGATTTCATTTTCAGATATTTTTCTTCATTTTCGTGGATGTTCTTATTGTTTCGTAATGCGAAATAGGTTTCGATATAATCCAACACAAAACCTATTGTAAACCTTTGTAAATCTGCGACAGTCAGACCACACCTGACGGCATAAGACAAGACCTCTTTTGCCGTCAGGAAAGTTCCGTTTAGGTCGCTGTCGCTGTCACTTTTGGGCTGTCGCTTTTAAGACTGTCAACGATGAGCTTGATAATTGTGTCGGTCGCTGAAATAGCATCCTTAATGCTCAAATTTTTTGACCAAACTTTAAAGTTATGAATCGTATCGTCTGCCGTTTTTGCCGCTGCCCATAAAAGCTTTACAGCAGAGCCAAATTTAACATCATTGAGATTCTTGACAAGGACACGGTCGGCATCACGCAGAAAGCTGTGGCCTTTGAATGTGTCCTCGTAGATGAGCATTGTATATGCCGTAACCTCAACCTCAACATTTTTATCGTTAATAACAACTGTGTCTTTCATTAGCTCTTAGCCGCCTTTGTAGTGTCTGATGAGGCCTGATCTGTAGGAACTGCCGATTTTGCAGCCTTTACAGCCTTTACAGTAGGAGTTACAACGCTTTCGGGCAGAGTATCTGCATATGATGTGTAGCGCACAAAGTCATTGTCAGGACGTGGCTTTGCTGTGACCGTAAAGGTCGGGAACTGTGGGTCGAAGTTACCTTCTGATGTCTTGTCGTTCCTGCTGGCTCTTGCAGCTACGCAGTCAAAATATGTGTCAATCTCGTAGAGCTTGTCGCCTTTGTATGTTTCCTTGGCAGCGAGGAGGGCAAATCTTGGCATTACCTTAATGCCGCCCTTCTCAATAATACCGCCCTCTGTAGCTTCATCATTGCCGAACCAATCTTTTTCGATGTCGTCGACTGCTGAAATAAGCTCAAGACTGATTGTATAGCCGCCGTTCGCACTCGCTACAATAATAGGCAAGCCGTCAGCGTAAATTGTGTTCGAATCGCCGATAGGCTCAGCACCGATGCTTCTGCCGCCTGCTTCATCAGACTTAAACCAAACAGGCTTTCCATATGTGATTTCGCCTGTGCTGCTTTCTGTAAGCACAGCATAACCAACTTTTCTAATAGTTTTGTTCATTAATAAGCACTCCTTATGTTTTTAAATTTTTTTAATTCCGCTCATATCGCCGCCGCCCATAGCTTCCGATGACTTAATGAGCTTTTTTATTCCGGCTTCAAATTCTTCGTGTATTTTTTTCGTCGCCGGAGCAATGTGCACCTTCGGTTGTACCGTTCCGCCTTTTTTGCCCCTCTTTTTACGAGTTTTTTCGAGGAGGTGTGTAAGCCGGTACTCAGGCTTAGCTGAATAAACCGTTTTTTCATAAAACCTGAATGTTTCGTTCGTAATTTTCACTCTGAACGATTTGCGATATTTTTTTCTTTTGCCGACAGGTGCATTTTTCTTGATTTCATTTTTGAGCTCTTCTGATTTTTCATCGACCAATAGTCGGACACCCATTTGCACATCAGCCGAATAGGTTGACAGCTCTTTCGATAAGGTGTCGCCGATTCGGTCGATGCCGACTTTTTTGTAATCACTCATCAAAAATCACACTCAGATTGTAATAACTTACACAAAGTTTATTCGTTATGTCCCACGCTCGGTTCGGCTTTTTCCAACCTAAACCGTTTTCGTTGAGCCACTCCTCAAACTTCGTCTCGCTCTTGTGGTCGTCTTTTGCGGTGTAAAGCTCTATAATGATTTTTGCATTTTTCCAAAGGCATTTACCGTCTGCGTGAATGCCTGTTTCTTCGTCCTTGAAATAAACAAGATAGGGTGCAGGGGTTGATTTGTTGTAATCTGCCTCCACACACTTAAAACCACAAGACTTTATGAGTTCGACAAATTCATCGTAGTTTTTAAAAAACATCTGCACCACCCTCATACAGTCCCCTCTGTGACAGGCTCAAAATCGAGCACGGGGGATTTTTACTTTTGTCATGCTGTATCTGTTCGATTTTAAATCTTGTGCCGTCAATGATGACCGCCATATCCGTTCTCAAAGTTTCATCTCTGTGAATATGGATAACTTTCGACAGTTCAATATCGTTCTGTTTTGCTCCGTAAAACCGAGTTACACCGATTTTTTCATTACCAAAGCGATACTTTTTTAAGCTATCGGCAATAATATCGTCGTTTTCGTCCGTTTCGTAGATTTTTGCAAGTCCGTCATTAAATGTCAAAAAATCAATGTTATTCTTCAGTATCATACATTCGCACCTCGTATTCCTGCCTTAATTTCAAAATTTCGTTCTCGAAATTGTGGTCGAACATTTCAACAGCATTTGAGTAAGCATAACGGCAGTAGTCAAACAGCAAACTTCTTGCCCTTGTTGGTCGCTCAAAATCCTCATCAGTAAGCAGAGGGTTGTAATCACGGAGGTGCTGTTTTCCGTTGGCTATAATTAACTCAATTTTTAACTTTGTGCTTTCATCTGTTTCAATGTGTTCGCGGTCAAAATCGAGCATATTAACTACATCGTTCATGATTCCCATTGTTTAACACCTCCGTGATAAATTAAACTGTTGTTGCCTGATTGAGAGTTACCTTAATTTCGGCAGGATTAAGCGCCGAAATATCGAGCTTAAGAAAATCGTTTGTGTGAAGCGAAAAGCCTGTTGCATAAGCTTTAATGAGATAAACTCTGTTGTCTTCGAGATACTGATACTGGTCAGAGTAATCAAGCTTTCCTTCCTTGCCTGTTGAGAGACAGGCCTTATATTTTGAAAGCTGACCGATAACAGCAGTACCTTCCGCAACCATTTCTGACGGATAAACATTCGTCGGGAAGGGGAAGAGATTGTTTTTGTATGAGCCGTCGGTTGCAAGCACCGTAGTCGCAGGAATAATCTTTGTGAGATAGTCCACAGGATTAACGATGAGGTCAACCGATGTGATGTTGTTTGTCTTACCACCCTTGCCTTTTGCAAGCTTGGCAACAACACCCATATACGACTTAATGTCAAGGCTTGTGAGCTTTGTTGCTGTTTTTTCGGTATATGCACCTCCCTTTACAGCGCCCTCGGGGTCTTTAAGCATGCCGATAGGCTTTCCGTTGCCGTCGCCGTTGATAAAACCGTCCTCGAGGGCATAGGCAAGCGTATCAGCAAGGATTCTGCGGACATATGCGTCGATGTATGTTGCGCCGAGGTCAAGCATATCCTTTGGAACCGGAACAAAGGCGCTTACCTTAGATGTTGAGAAATCCTTTTCCTGAATAGTTCCGGCAAGCTCCTGTGTGATTTTTGAGTTTAAAGTGCCCCAAGCGGCAAGCTGTTTTGTGTCTGTAGCAAAGATTGCCTTAACAGAGCCGTATGTGTTTTCGATGCCGATTGCATCAAGCAGAGGATGATTGTTTGTAATGTCCTCAAGCACGGAATCAAGAATCGTCTGGGGAATTGTAACATCAAGACCTGTAAGAGCCTGCTTAACATCGTTTGACTTTGCCGATTTTACAAAGTTTTCGTAGAATTTCTGCTCAGCTGTCGTGAGCTGTCTGAAACCTCTCTTTGCAAGAATTGTGTTGTCGGCTGTTTCACCGATTGCTTGTGCAACGGAAATAATGGACTGCTGAATGCTCTCCGCATACTCATTGAGAGCGTTTGTCATCTTTGTTTCGTCTTTTGATTCAAAAGCGTCTTTAAAATTCTGTGCAAACTGTGCTTTTGCGTTTGCAAGTAAATCAAGATTTTTCATTTTTTCATCTTCCTTTACAAATAATTTTTGGTTTTAAAAAGTTCTTCAAAAAATTCAAAGCTGTCCTTTTCTTTCGGTTCAGCCTGTGGTTCGGGCGGTGTCTGCGGTTTAGGCTTTGTTCCGAGCATTTTTAAAAGCTCTGCCGCTGCCTGTTTTGCTTTTGGATTTTTCTTCTGCTGTGCATCGTTAACGATTTCTTTTGATTCCGTTAAATCGACAGGATCAACGATTTCATCACACAAACCGAGGTCAAAAGCCTCTTGTGCGGTCAGAAATGTTTCAGCATCGAGCAACGGTTCAAGCTTTTCTCTTGTAAGCTTTTCGCCTGCGTGAACAAGATAAGAGTTTGTACTTGCTTCACTAATTTTGTCAAGCTGGGTTGCAAAATCTCTGTGCTCCTTCGCATTGCCGTAACAACCGCCGACTGCATGATGAATCATCATTGTTGTGTTTGACGGCATTACAATCTTGTCAGCCGCCATTGCGACAACAGAGGCGATTGAGCAAGCCATACCGTCAATGTATGCAGTGACCGGCACACTCTGCCGTTTGAGCAGGTTGTAAATAGTTACACCTTCATCAACAAATCCGCCCACGGAATTGATGTAGATTTCGATGCTTTCAATTTCGCCTGCTTTTTCAATCGCTTTGCGAATATATTCGGCGCTCGTGGTTGAGCCGTAATAATATCCCCAGCAATCCAGATAGCCCGGCTCAATTTCGCCGTAAAGATAAATTTGCAAAACATTCTGATTTTCTGCAATCTGTTTGATGTTGTAATTTCTACTTTTCATTTATTTATTCACCACCCTTCAAAGCATTTGCTATTGTTTGGTAATTCTTAGTAATGTAATATGTATGCGCCCAAGCCTCCGAGCAAGGGAGCATATTGCAATATTTTTGAGCCTGTGCAGGTGTCAGCACACCGCTGGCAATTGACTTATCAAGATTATTTGCCTGACTGATTGCGTCAATGTGTCTGACTGTCGTTGTGTCAATTAAGAGATAATTGCCTTTGTTAAATTCGGTGCTACCGAATCTCTTTTTGGTGATTTCCTGCTCAAACATATTTGCAATCGGATCAATTGCATTTCCAATAGCACAATCCATAGCGTCCGAGAGTTGAGAGGCTTCACCGCTTAAAATTGCCGGCGGAATATGCAAAGCGTTTCCAACCACCGTGTAAGCCTCAGTTCTCAATTTTTGGATATCGTTAATTTCGCTGTTTGTAGTCTTTCCTGCATCGGTTGAGGGTTCTGAATATTTCATACCCTTAAAAATCGGCATAACAGCGTTTTTGTTTGAGTAAAATGATTTAAACTGCTTTGACAGCACTTTGTTGTAGGTTTCGGCAAAATTTTCATCACCAAAGCTGTAATTTTCAAGCTCCAAAATGCCTTTGTGGCCGACCGCTTTGTTATATCTTTCTTGAGCCGATAACATTAACTGCTCGTAAGTATCACACATATCGGCTAATAAGCCGTTAAGAGCAAAGTTGTTGTATCTGAGGTAAATTACCTCGCTTTCTAAAAATGTGCGCTGATATGTAAAATTTCGGCAAGTAACACCGCTGAAAGAATCATCAATCAATGCGTGTTCTGTTCTTGAAAAACTGTCCGCAATTAAAAGCTGATTGTCGGCTGTTTCGATAATTAACAGTTCATTGTCAAAAATCAATTTTGCGACAGCCTGCGTAAAAAACTCAATTTTGGTTTGATGCTTATTCGGCGAATAGTTCCACAAATAATATTCATCTTTGCGACTTTCTCGGTTATTGTTTACTGTCACAAATTCGCACTTTGCCAAGCTTCGAGCAATAAAATCAATCGCCGTAAATAGAGCAAGCTCAGTCAGATGAAATCTCTGTTCATCAACTGTCGAGCCGTCCTCGTTAAATTCCGCTGCAACGGCATCTTTTTTACTAAAAATGCTACGGAAATAATCAATAATTTTCATTTTCTCACCTGCCTTTTTCAGCGTTTTTTATTCTTTCCTCAGCAATTTTGTAATACTTATCATCAAGCTCAACACCGATAAAATCACGGTTTGTATTTATGCAGGCAATTCCCGTTGAACCTGAACCCATGAAGCAGTCAAGGACAGTTGCGTTTTGTGAAGTAGTTTTTTCAATCAAAAATTCAAGGAGCTCAACAGGTTTCTCATTCGGGTGAATTAACTTACACGGCGGTACTCTTGGAACAGAAATTAAATCCTGCGGTCGTCCGTTTTTGAATTTAAAATCATCGTTCGGTATCCAAATAATGCTCTCGTATCTGCCGCCAAATGCTTTTTTTAAATTGCCCATACTGTGACTTTTCTTGTCCCAAATAAGAACATTTTTCGGCTTTAAACCGTTACGAATAAACTCATCAATGAAAATCTGCTGAACATCCCAACGGGTAAAACACAGTATGCCTCCTGTTTTTGCAATTTTTGACTTTATCAATGGGATAAAATCTGTAAATGGCTTTTTATCATTTAAAATTTTAGGCTTTCTTTTTGTTTTATCATTATGATGTCTTGATTGAAAATCAATCCCGTATGGTGGATCTGTCAGCAACAGGTCAACGCTGTTATTGGGAATGTTTTTCATTAATTCAAGGCAATCGCCCTGAAAAAGTTTCACCATTTTTCATCATCTCACATTAAAATACAATCGCGTTAAAGCAATTCTCAATTTCATCAACCGTCATCGGCTGATTTTGTTTCAGCAAATCAAGCTGTGTATATGCGGCGACGAACGCCATAAATCCATCTGTCTTTCGTGATTTTGGCTCAATCTTTCCGTATATGATATTGCCGTTTTTATCCTCAACGGCAGAAGTGTTGTTTGTGTACCAACGCATAAGAGGCGAATCACCCCAAACAATACGATGATTAGCGAAATCCGAAGCAATCAGAGGAGCAACAAGCATTTTATCAGACGGCCTTACAAGTTTTAGATTGTTTCGTCCTTTGCGGTCGCATTCAAAACCCAACTGCATTAACGGCTCCTTGAGCAAAGTATAACGGTAACTGTCCAATGCTCCACCGACGATGTTGTAATGCTTTTTTTGCTCTCTCAACCAGTCGGCGACGATTTCAGGCGGGATTTCCGCCCCGTCAACCCTTTGTAAATCAGGCTGTTGAGCATAAGGGAATTTAATTCGTCCAAGGTCTGCCGATTGCGAACAGTACCATGAAAACGGTTTCCATACAATTTCACCGTTAATTAAAAACATTAAACCGATACCCAAAAAGTCAGTAGTTTTGGTGTAGTCAATGCCAAAAACACACGGCTTGCCCTCAAGGTTGGGAAGAGGTCTGTTTGTTGCTTTGATATTTTCCCATGAGGTAACAGGATGGGCTTCTGTGCCTTTTGGGATATTCATACGCTTAGTCATAAAAGATGAATTGTTTACCTTATCACGCTTCCAATCCTCGAATTCCTTTTGAATTTCTCTCAATAGGTTTGGAAAATATTGCAACGACGGATTTGCTTTGTACCAATTTTCTTGCTCATATACCTCTTTTTCATTGTCTAACCTGCATATGAAATAAAGAGTGCCGTTGTCAGGTGCATCACCATTCAACACTTCAAGACCGGCGGCAAGCTCGTTGTCAAGTGGTCCGTCCCGAACCTCTCCCATGGTTGTAATTGTTGTTCTGCGTGGCATAGCTTTTTTACCTAAGCCTGTTGTGAAAACATCAATAAGCTTATAATTTTCGTATGCATGCTTTTCATCAAAGTCGACTTTACCGGGTCTGCCTCCGTCTTTCGTTTTGCTGTTTGAAGTTCTGTATCTGATTGTTGAATTAGTCTTTATGTTTGTAATCTCTGTTTTGTTCCACTTAAAATGCCGCTGCATTTTTGTAGAATTGTTTTCCAAAATTTCGTAGATGTCATTAAAGGTTGTGCTTGCTTGCTCTTCTGATGTTGCACAAATGTCAATATCGTAATTGCGTATGCCGTTGACAGGCGTGAGCAGAGCAAAATCTTCAAATGCAAGATAGCCATTTTTTCCTGCGCCTCGCCCGACCACACAAACTAAATCGGGAAATCTTAATACACCCGGTGCGGAATATGTGCAATTATGCAGAATAAAACAAAACTTTTCCCATGCAAATAATTCGTATGGAAAATATTTCTGTAGAGCAAAATACTTTTCAACCTGCTCATTGTCAACATAGACTTGCTCATTTTCGAATACTTTTTCTATGAAATTTACAAGCTGTATTTGCTCTTTGCATACACGATATTGACCACTTTTTACTTGCTTTATGTAATCGTCAAGGTATTTACAGTTCGTCATCAGATTCGCTCTCAACCTTGTCAATTGACAACCCCATTTGTGAGAGGATCGCTAAACGCTGTTTGTTGTACATTACTGCATTTTTTACCGATGGGTTGTCCTTCATATACTCTTTGCCTGTGGCACTGATAGCTTTGTATGTTAAGCCGTTTTTGCGTATATCTGCTTGCATTTTTCGTTCAAGTTTTGTGCAAAAAATGTAGCTGTCGATTAAATCTCTATAGACTTCAATGTTTGCCCCCTTCAAAGTCAGTTGCTCAATTAAGCTGTCTTTGATTTCTGCAATTTTAATTTGTGCCATTTATACTACTCCTCTCTCAAAAATTTCTCGTGTGCGTGCGCGAGACCAAACTGTCGTGCCTTTACACCGTTATCCATTGACCTCAGAATTTTTCGATTTTTTACCCGGGGGTATGCTTTTTTTCGCTCACCATCGCTCGGCAAACTCATCTTTTAATTTTTTCGGCTCGTATTTATGGTGCTCTTTGTAGTGGCAATCTTTGCATAGACATTCGAGGTTGTTGATGTCAAGAGCAAGGTCAGGTCTTACCTTTAGATACAACTTATGATGCACCGCCTCGCAAGGGCTGTACTTACCCACAGCACGACAGCGTTCGCATTCATAATGTTCAAGTGCTTTTTTTCTGTCACGGACTTCTGCCCAATTCGCTGTCAAGTAAAACCTGTATGCTTTACCGCTGCGAATTTGTTTTATAATCCAATCTGTAGTTACTTTTCGTTTTATCATTGCAATTTAATTTTACATCAAAATCAATCGTTTCTACTGACATCTTTATTTGTGCAAGTTGTACAAATAGCCTGTGTTCAACCCTCGAAGGTTGGCACAAAGTAATCTTGCCTCTTTCAGCCAGCGCCACACAGTTCGCTCGTCCGTGTAGTTTTCAAGAGCACATCTCATTACCCTCGAATTGATTTCACCTTTTTTTAATTCTTCTGTCGGTGCAGGAAAATAAACAGCACATACAGCCTGACAGATGTAGTCTTTTCCGCTGTTCGTCAAGGCATTTAATGTGTCTATCACGGCAAGCAAGTCAAGTCGCAGTGCTTGGTGCATTGTTTTGTCAGAAATGATTTGTGCTTTGCTCGGACAGCCGAGAGCAGCATATGACCTGAATTGCGCAATCGTATAATCTTTCGTTGAATCTTTCAAATTCTTGCACCTCCGAATTTCTTATGCTTGTGAGTGTTGGCTAAGTATGTAAAGTTAAAAGTTGCACCAGTAAAATCATTTATCCACATTTCGTCCTTGTAGAAATAATATCCGTCCGGGCAAGGCAAGGCTTCACCTCGTTCGAGCTTTCTGTACTCTCGCTTTTTTCCTTCAACAACCTTGACATCAGGTTTGGCAAGGTTGCGAGATGTTTTCAGCCGCTTTTTTCCGTTGACATCTTTGCGTATGTATTTTGCAAGGTCAGCATAGTTTCCGTCTTTGTAGAGCGGAGTGAAATTTATTCCGTTTTTCCACGACCAACATTCCGTTAAGATTTCACGAACGCAATCTTCAATCACTATATGCAAATGCCAATTTTTCCCGAGCTTGCCACATTCGCAGTAGCCGATGTATTTAAACTTGATTTGTTTCTTATCTGTCCTGCGTTTCACTCGTTTAAAAAAATTTGAGACAACCCTCTCAAATTCATCTTCGGTAAATTCACCAAACGGAGCGGAGAATCTTGCGAACCAGTCACCTTCTGAAAAGTTGCAGAGGATAAGCCGTTGCGTGTGTTGCTCTCCTCTGATGCGGTTAGCTTTTGTTTGCTTTTCGTTGGTTCGGGATTGATTGATTTGCCTCGCAAGATTTTTCTTGTTTCTCTTTCTGAAAGATTTATAATATTTCACCTCGAGCAGAGGCCCCGACTTGATTTCAGCTTTGTATGTAAACATATTAAACTTCCTATTATATATGTTAAAACTAAAACGGTCACTTAATTAATTCCTATAGCAGGCTATAAAAGGAGTGTTTCAACTCCTTAATTTGTGACTGATTATTATTCTATTTTCGCATTAAAAAGTCAGATGATATAAATATGCAGTAGTCCGTCTGACCTCCGAACTACTGCTTTGTGCAACCTTACCGTTGCAATTGTGTGTTTAATTTTTGGTGCATTTTTTGTAACAACTAAAACAATCAAAAGAAGAAGTCGTCATTTGACTGTTTTTTAATATGAAAATTTACTTTTTACATTTTGTTTTTTAGATTTTGCATACGGTAAGGATATTGCCGTGTTTAAATGTCAAAACATTCTTTGTAGCTTTTTGCGATTCCTCGACAATCGTCCGACTTAACCGGCACGTGACAAGCTACAGTTCTGATGTTGTCGGCATCCAACTCTTTGAAAATTTCCGATGCTCTTGTTTCTTCTGCCGATTTATAAAACTTAAAGAGCAAATCTACAAACGGTATGTTTCCAAACTCGTCCAAAAAGGCTGTATCATTTTCGGTCAACGTTTTTAAGCAATCTGCTTTATATGTATCTGATGCGTCCGATAAAATAAAAAGTTTGTTGTAAATATCCTGCTTCGTGAGCAAATCAATAATTTGTAAAGCTATCGACAACACTTCCGGATCATGTTCAGCAATCGCCTTTGACAGTTCCGTTAGTTTACATGAGGTTTCTCTTGTGCGTTTAATCCACTCAATATGTTCTTTTTCGGCGAAAAATGTGTTGGTTCTAAATCTGCGATATTCCTGTAAGAGTTTGTACTTTGCCTTAACACAAGCCTTAGCGGACAGCAATCCTATTTTCGCACAGCTATATACGGCAGACATTGACAGAACAAGCCATCTGTTGAATATATCAAGATTATTGATTTCATTAACATCAAGAGCGCCGTCAATAAACGCAACAACGAGCTTGTCAAGCTCTGATAATGTTTCTGCCGGTGCTGTCGGTCTGTCCTGTGTTTCCGCTGCAACTGTTTTTTTGGATTCAGCCATTGTTGCTTGCCTCACTTTCAAGCCATTTTCTAATAATTTCTTCATTTTCAAGACAAGGAGCATCACAATTTTCGCAATAACCGCAAACATTGTTATTTAATGTGTCAAGCATAATATCAAGCATAAAATGTGTCATTTGCTCTTTGCTCATTGATTTGATTTTTTCAAAGTTAGTCATTTTGTCTGTTCTCCTTTATCAAACAACATCTTTTATATTTTTTTCCGCTTCCACAAGGACAAGGTGCGTTCCTATGACTATTCTCAGGTGGGTGATATGTAACGGTAGCGAGAAAAGATAGATTACAATCTTGTGTATAATACTCACATATGTCAGCAGGCTCTTTAGTTATATGGGCTTTCATTCTTGCTCCCCCTTTCTTGCTCATTCCATAATTTCAAAATCTCGTGATATTCTTCATCGTTTAAGTTAAGTCCTGTTTTTACATATGCGCAATCAACGCAATAACTTGAGTATTGCAATCCGCATTTATTACAATGCATTGTTGCTTACCCCCTATCCATTTTTGCGCCACAGTAGGGGCAATATGGATACAATCTATGTTTCACCATAATGATATTTTTATGGCAGTTTGTGCAAATAAACCAAGCACAACCACAAATATCTTTTTCAAAATTCCACTTTCCGTGTTTAATCTCTTGCACATCACACACGGTTGCTTCGTTGAGTTTACTACCGTCAACTTCGATAATACGCTTAACTGTTTCAGCATTTCGTTTTAAATTAAAGTATATCGTGTTTACACTACCGTCTGCGAACGGTATATCTAATGCATAATCACCGCATACCTCACGGATTTTTAATTTATTATCCATCATCATTTTTCACTCTCCTTACCTGTTTTATTTTGATTTTCAAAGTAAAATTCAATTGGATTGTCCGTCTTTTTAATCAATCCGTACTTTACAGCTAATCGAAAAATAAAGACCTTTTCGAGCCTCGAAAGCAACTTTCCTAATTCTTTTTTAAAATCTTCGACTGTCCTTGTCGATTTGTAAAAATTGCACATTCTGCAAGCAGGATTATAATTTTCAATGTCATTCGCACCATTGTACCAGTACACGCTCTGTATATGGTCAACTTGCATGTCCTTTAATTTGAGTGTACAACCGCAGTATGCACAGTGACCGCTGTACTTCTCATAAACTTTAAGCCTTGTTGCTTTGGATATTGATTTTCTCTGACTCAACCAAATCACTCTCCTTAATCAATCATTTTTTCCTCCTAATCTGCGTAATCATACAAACCGAGTGGTTTAATTTTTCTTGCGGCGATTTGCGCTACAAATTCCCCGTAGCTGTAGTTTGTGCCGTGTTTTTTATTGTAGTCAGCACAATAAAGACACATTCGGTCCAATCGGTCAAGTTTCTTCCTTCTGCCTCGTTTCTTTTTTTCTTTACTCATTTGTATCACCTAATTTCAGATATTTTAATATTTTTTCGCTCGCTTCTTCGCAACCATAACATACAGCGACCGCGTAGCCTTGTTCATTCAGACTTTTAAGCCATTCGGTTTGTTTTTCAGTCGGCTTATTTTTGCCGTATTTTAGTTCGATGAACAGACCGTGATAGCTTCCACGGCCAACCGGCAAAAACAAATCCGGCACGCCTGCCTTTACCCCTTGCTTTTTAAGGTTGGCCGCTTCGAGCTTATTTCTGCTCCCACCGTTCGGAATATGAAACATCAAATCAATTTCGGGATATTTGGTTCTGATGAAAGTCGTCCATTGAAATAACTTCCGCTGTTGGTCAGCCTCATACTGTTTCATCGGCATTCCCTTTCTTGTTCTTTAAAATGATTTCGCTTTCAAAATACAATGACCGCAACTGTTTTACAAAGTCATCGTCAACTATTTCGTATGCGCAAATAAAACCGTATGCAACCATTCCAAACTTAACAGCAAAGTAAGGTGTTCCTTTAATGTCTTTTCGTAATGTAAGCATCATTGTTTCATTTGGTGTGTCCGTGAAAGGGTTGAGATATGTGCGGTCAATAAACATTAAGCCCTCTGCGGTGCTAATCGGGAGCATTACTTTACCGTCGTATATAATGCTTATATCCCACATTTCAGCCGGTGTTTCATCCGCCGAACAATCCTCAACATCAATCAACGGCTTGGTTTGACTGATTGTAAATCTAATTTTATCTCTCTGTGCATCGTTGATGTCATAGAGTTTGCATATGTAATCCTCGTTGAGCTGTGGCAGACCAAAGATAGGATAAACTGCATATCCGTCTGACAACCATTGCTCGCCGACATCATTACAAAAGATTGAAATGTTTTTATTTTTCTTGCATATGTCAAATGCTTTTTTTATTTTCATTGTTTCACCTCTTCATTGCGTTGTATATTTCGGGTTCTAAATCAAATGTTCTTCCGATATATCTAACTTCGTCGAAATTAAAAAAACTGATTATATCCATTTTTATTAACTTTGATAACATTGTTGTTTATTGCATAATCAGAAACATCATCAATATATATGCTTGAACCGTCTTTAAATTTTATTGTGATTGTGTTTACATACATTTTTTCGCCTAATGCGGAACATCTGCACCTGCTCCGCTTTTACAATGTCAGAATTTATTTAAAGAGGAGTAAACGAGTTTTATATAATAAGCTGTGCAGAGCTTGTTATCGGTTAATTTGTTCGGGCATCTGCACCTGCCCGAATCGGTATTACTGAAAGAAAGTAGATAGGTATGTATTAATTTATCAAAAGAGGGAATCTATAATCTCGCTGTGCAGAGCGTGATTAACTTATTAAATTTGCCGCCGCAAGAACATTTTGCTGACGTCAGCAAAATGTTCTTTTAATTGACTTCGCCTGTTGTAAAAATCGGGTGTGTGCCGTCACGGAGTTGTATCTCTTCATCACTCATCACATAGCCGAGTTTGCAAAGCAAGGAATAAAATCTGTTTAAGTCAGGGCTGTTTTTTCGGCTGATAGTTTTATCCAAATAACTTACACTGATATAACTGAACGAACTGTAATTCGTCTGACACAAAGCATATGCCGTCGCCATTAGCATTCTGCCGCTGTCGTTGTTCCAATGTTCATTGATGTAGCTGTCCACGTTTTCATCATCTTCAAAGTCGTGTTTGATAATTTCTTCAAAACGATATTCTTGATTACTGGCTTCTGCCGCCACTTGGGCGACTATAAATTTCACAAGCTCCTGCTTCTTGTTGCTGTCATTGAAATTCGTATCAAGCATAAAGCCTATTCTGAGAGCTTCACAGCGTTCATCTATTTCTTCTGCCTGTTCAGTAAGCTCGTCCCATCTCTGCTCTTCAAGCCTTTGCTTTTCTTCTTCGGGATCGTTCTTTTTCTGCTTTTCTAATACTTCTGCGTAAATGTAGACATTTGAGCCGTACGCAAAATAAAAATATCTTTTCCTGCCGTCAGCGAAATCTTTACCGACAAAATCTTTGAGCGCAAACAGTCCTGCGTAACTGTAGTTACTCGGAATTTCGTCATGGTTCTGTACTTTGGTCATTCCATGTTCAAGACAGAGTTTTTCAATTTTTTCTTTCTCTTCCTCTGTTTTCTGTTTTTTTTACAGCAGAATACAAAAGATTGTCAAAATTATTCGTACCAATTGATTCGAGCAGTTTATTTCTTGTGCCAATGTTTTTAATTTGATTTAGTCGGTCATAGTCTGCAAGGGCAGGCTGTCGGATCTGACTTTCCTTGAAAGCTTCTTCGTCAAGCTCGCAGAGTTTTACTCTTCTTCTGATTTTGCTTTTGGAAAAGCCTGTTTTCTTTGCAATCTCTGCAACCGTATCACCGAGGTCAAGCAGCAGCTGACAGCCCTTTGCCTCTTCATACACGGTCAAGTCCGACCTCTGCATATTCTCTGTGAGCATCGTTGAAAGCTGTTCCTTTTCAGTCATCTCAACAACAGCACATGGCAGTTCGGTTAATCCTGCCTGCTTTGCCGCTGCTAATCTTCTGTGACCGATAATGACGGTAAATTCCGTCCAATCGTCATTCATCGGCACGACCGTGAGGTTCTGCAAAATTCCGTTCGCCTTAATGGATTCTGCAAGCTCCGTTACATCACCGATAACCTTTCGAGGGTTTTGTGGATGCGGGTGCAATTTTTCAATTGCAATTGTGGTTAATGTCGGTTTTCTTTCCATTCTCTGTGTTCCTTCTTCCTATTTTTTTCATCATTTACTTCTTCGAGTTTTGTTCGACTTTGCGACAAATGTAATCTTTGAAATCATATCTCTTCATTTTCTCCAATCTGATTCTGTCGCGTTCAGTTCTGTACTTGAGGTATTTTTCACAGTCGCTATGACATGTGACCGTCCAATTCTGACAGCCGTAGCATGGTGACTTCATTCTCACCATTACAAAGACCTCCTTATAATCAGATCTCCGACATTCCGACGCATTCAAAGCCGATTGCTTCGGGTTCAGACGATTCATAGGCTTTGAGCTTGCGGACAAGCTCTGCGTTTTTTGCTCTTTCTGCAATGTACAAGGATGTCACCTTGTCAAGCTTTGTCTTTGTTTTTTTTAGGCGGCTGTTCGCAATGTCACGCTCCTGTTCAGCGCTCGCAAGGCTCTTTTGGGTGTATTTAAGCTGGATTTCATTTTCCTGATGCTTTTTTCTGAGCGACCTTTTTGTTTCAATATCTTTAAATGCCATAATCGTAATGCTCCTTATCAGTTAATGTTGTATAGATTTCTCTTTCAACAAGCACGCAATCTTTGCATTCACAAAGTGCGGTCGTTTTAAGTCTTACGGTTTCTCCGTCGGTAAGCTTTACCGCTGAATCATCACGGTGTTTAATGTACCATTCGCCGTCAATAAGCAGGACAAAGATGTCGCCCTTTTTAAGTTCGCCAAATGCCACATATTCACGGCTGTTTGCGATTATATCCATTTTTTAAGTCTCCCTTAAAAGCTGTCTTAACAGGCTGATTGATACGGTGATGTCCGCTCCGCTTGCGTAGGTCTTAAGTCTGGCACACGGAATACTGTAGCTCCAGCGCCCTGAATCACTCTGAACTGCCGAGCCTATCGGCAAGGTCTGTTTTTTGAGGCCTTCATAAATAAAATTAAGAGCCACTCCGAGATATTCAGCCGCCACAGTCGGCGGTACATCTCTGTACTCCTGATTTGTTTTAGGGTTGATTAGGATTTTTTCATTCATTTAATAATCACCTCTTACTAAGTTCGGGTTATCGTATATGTTTCCGATAACTTCAATATCTTCGGGATAATAATGTTTTCCGAGGCTTTCATAGATATTGTCGTACTCAATCCCAAATTCAGTTTCGTTTGCATCGTACTTTACAACCCCATAGCCGTCACCGTCTGAGCGGTCAGAAAAATCAATGATATCTCCCTCAAAAATTTTTCTGCCGTTCTTGTCGAGCATATTAGTGTACTGCCCGACTGTTTCGGGTTCGACTGCGCCATAGCTACCTAACACCGTTGCATCGGGTGTTATGCAGCAACCTTGTTTAGTCACAAGCAAATTGCCCTCTGACCAGTTACCGTTAGCTATCATCTTGCCACGAAATAAATATTCTCTCATCATTTTTCACTCTCCTCAACAGGCTGATTCCAACATTCAACGCAACTTATTTCACCGCAGTTTTCAAGGTCTTGAAGCCCAAGTATCGACGGACACATATTCATAGGCACGCCATTTTCACCAAGCTTAGCATTCGGATAGTTTTTCAACAGTTCTGTTAAATATGTTTTCTGTGGATGCTCATCGCTCCACTTCTGTACAGTTTCAATTGCTTTTTTGGGATAAAGCATTTCAAAATCTGTACAGCACATTCCTGCCACATTGTTACGGCTACCTAAAGGACATTCTTTACATTGCACTTGGCATGCTCCTGGATTTGTTACTTTTGACATTCTCTTTTTTTCAATAAAGTAGTCTTCTGTTTTTGAACAATCAATCATTTTTACCATTCCTTTCTGAGGTAATAAGTTAAGCAGACTGCTTAAAAAACTGCCTTGGATCAACATCAAGCACCCGACATATTCCCAAAAACCCTTCTGCTGTAACCTTCTTGTTGTGTTTTTCTCCTTAAAATGCTAAAATCAAATTGTAAGGAGGTGATGCTTATGCGTTTAAATAACGACTGTGTTCGTGATATTCTTTTGAGTGTAGAAGAAGTGTGTGACTTCAACGAATCCTTTCGATACAGTAAATTCAGCAACGATTTTGAAAGGCTTCAACCATACTCTCATGACGAAATTATCTACCACATTAAACAATGCAAACTTGCAGGTTTAATTACTTCAATGATCGGTGCTGACGGTGGCGACTATTTAGAAGTAGGTGATTTAACTCCCGAAGGTCACAAGTTCTTAGCGAATATCCGTAATGACGATATATGGAATAAAGTTAAGAAGATTGCCGGAACCGTGGGAAGTCACTCGCTTTCTGCAATAACACAAATATCAGCGAATGTTGTTACTCAGCTTATAAAAGCTCAATTTGGAATTACTTAAATCTTATTGTCTTGCCGGCGGCTTCTTTGGAGCAGTCGGCAAGTTCTTTGTCTGTGGGTATCCTAAAATTTTTCGTACAATAAACCACCATTGCTCTTGTAGCAATTTTCCATTTTACAGCTTTTATGATTGCAATTACTGCTACTACGGTAGCAACTACCGCATATATGGTTAGTGCCATTTTTACCATTCCTTTCGTTAAGCTGTTCACAATTTTTTCACAAACAAATCGTAAGGGACTTTTAAAGCATCACAAATTTTGATATATTCATCGGCTGTGAGTTTGCGTTTACCTTTTAACGATAAGTTAAGTGCATTGGTTGTCATCCCTGAACGTTCTGATAAATATGTTTGCGTGATGCCGTTATTCTCAAGATACGACCCGATAGCTAAATACAAATTCATTTTTTTCACCTCTTTTCAAATTAAATTTGATTACAATTTGATTATATACAAATTTGATTTGATTGTCAACGGTTTTTTCAAATTATTTTTGATTTTTCTTTAAAAAATAATTGACTTTTTCAAATTTCGCTTGTATAATAAACTCAAAGAGGAGGTTATTCAAATGATATTTGATTATACTCATTTAGGTAATCTATTAAAAGGAGCAAGAGAGTCGATTGATATGAAGCAATCTGAAGTTGCAGAACTTATCGGATGCTCAGCTGCTAACATAAGTAGTTGGGAAAGAGCGAAAAGCAAAATTGACATAGAATCTCTTGTTTCATTGTGTAATATATATGGAATAAATTTTAGTGATTTAATAAATAAAGTTCATACAAAACAAGTTTCTGAATTTACTGGAACAGAAAAAGGTTTAATAAAAAAATACCGTGCACTTGACAACTATGGTCAAGAAGTAGTTGATAAAATATTAGATATTGAATATAGAAGATGTATAAATCAAGCTGACTTGGTGTCGTCTTTAAACAATAATCTAATACCAACCGTAAAAGCCGCACGAAGTGACGGCAACAATCAGCCTATCGAAATAGTAAATTTACCTGATCTTAGTAAGTTTGAGCCTGACGATACAGATTTATAAGTACATAATAAAAAACACCTCATAGGTTACAATACCTATGAGGTGGTAAAACTTGAATTATGGACAATATAAAAATGCACGCAATGCCTCTTGGCAATGTTTGATTGATTATAATATAAACAGTCTGCCTGTTAAAGTCAGTCAGATAGCTAAGCAAGCCGACATTGTTTTACTGAAAAATTCGGTGGCCAATCTGCTAAGCAAAAACGAGAGCGGTACAACGCTTATACAAAATGATAAGTTGTATATCGTCTATGCCGATGAGCAATCTCCTCAGCGTTGTAGATTTACAATCGCACACGAACTCGGTCATATATTTTTAGGCCATTTGTTCAGCAAAGACGGCAACGGATTTGCAACAATCGACGATGCCGAACATTCAGCAAATGTATTTGCTCGGGATTTACTCGCCCCTGCCTGTGTCCTTCACGAATTGCACGCACTAACTTCCGCTGCTATTGCAGAATTATGCAACATCAGTCTTGAGGCGGCGACCTACAGGGCTGAACGAATAGCAGAACTCGAACGCAGAAAAGCCTTTTATCTGCACCCTCTTGAACGGCAAGTAAAGGAGCAATTTGCGGATTTTATCAACAAAAAGAAAAACCTACCATAGCGGCAACTATGGTAGGTAAAATAGGAATAGTGAGAAGTCTGAACCTCTCTAATATTATTTTAATACATGATATATATATTGTCAATATATATATCAAAAGAGGAGGGTTTATAAATGAAATGTCAAAAATGCGGTTCTGAGGTTCCTGTCGGTGCAAAGTTCTGTAACGAATGCGGAGCGAAGATTGAACAGGTTGCTCTGTTTAAAGACGACGAATCTAAAAACACAGAACCCTGCAAGTGTGAAAGTTGCGGTAACATCATACCGAATAATTCAGTATTTTGCCCGATATGCCATACATATCAAAAAAACAAATTCAGCCCTACGGGAGAAGCTGAAAAAACGACTGAAAAAAAGCCTATATATCGCACTCCACATTTTTACATTGCTTTGCTGATAGCTTTGATATTGACCACCACTGCGGTAACTGCCATTTCGCAATGTAGCAACCAACCTGATATTCAAGAACCGGTAACAACTTCTACCAATCAAACCTCTAACGATACCTCAGAAACCGATTTGTTTGAGTGGTATGATATAACTCCTTTTTCTATTGATATTCCTAAAGAGTGGACGCATAAAGCTCATGACGGTTACCATTATTTTTACGATCCTGACGGAAACAGGCTGTATATAAGTTCATCTCAATCGAATATTTCACCATCTCAATTTACCTCAGGCTATGTAGACAGCTTTCTTGATGGCTTTGCAAATTCGTTTGATGACTTTGAAGAAATAAGCAGAACTACAACTCATATAGATGACTTTCTCGCTTATCGTGTAATAGCAAATTTGGAATTATCCGGAGATAAGTATTACGGCACAATGTATGTGTGGGTGACGAAGAATTATTTGTGTTGTATGCTTTTCACAACCGAAGGCGATGAGCAATCTGAAGAATTTGATTTTTATGAAGACATCATTGTTAATTCTATAATAACATATTCTTCAAAAGATGTTCGTTCACCTGAAGAAGATTCAGCAGAAAAAGCTACTGAACCCGAAACAGAACCGCCTACCGAAAAACCTACAGAGTTTAAAGATACTTTAACCGAGCTTTATTCAGATAGCGACATAGCCGTTTATTACAGCGATACGGAGCAGGCTCCTTATTCGGATGAAGAAGTTGATGTTCATTTTTATATAAAAAATAAAATGGATAAATCTATAACCGTACAAGCCGACACCGTCATCTTAGACGGAAGAAGCTACAACAAGTTAGTCTGTAGCGCTCCGATTTCAGCACACAGCGAGGGCATGATTGAAGTCAGTGTGAAAGATTGTAAAAACTTCAATCCATCAACCGTAGGAGCTGATTTAATATATTTCGATACAGATACCTATGATAATGACGTTAAAATGAACCTTGTCAGCAAGAAAGTAAAATAAAATAAAAAAATCCGCCCTACCCTGCGCCAACAGGATAGAGCGGAGACCATTACAACGGGTGCAATGGTGCATTTTTCTTAGCAAATATATTGTACCACACCCCTGCGAAAATTACAATATTTTGCAGGGGATTTTTGCACCCTTTTTTAAGGAGCAAAATGATGAAAAAATGTATAAACCGACGGTGTAACCGAGAATTGCAGGACAATTTTGCGTATTGTCCTTACTGCGGTAAAAATCAATCATCTGACAAGCCGAAAAACAGGCGCAGAACAAAAGGTACAGGAAGCATTTACATTCGCAAAGACAGCAAATCAAAACCGTATGCCGCTGCAAGCTCTGTCACAGGGAAACAAGTTTATTTGGGAACTTTCGCCACAAAGCGAGAGGCAGAAAACGCACTCAAAGATTATGAGTACAATCCCGTCAATGGCTTTAATATGACACTTGAGCAATTACACGATAAATGGGTAAAAACTAAAGCATATAAAAAACTTGGTGACAGCGTAAAAAGCAACTACGCAAGTGCTTATATCAAACTAAAGCCCTTGTATAAGCGTAAATTTAGGGATTTACGCACATCAGACTATCAGTACATCGTGGATTATTACGATAATCCGCATCACGAGGTCGGTGCAGAAGGCAAATTAAAATATCTCTTACCTAATGGTAAAGGTACCTACAAAGTCACAAGCACACCGAAAATCTGCCAAGGCTTAGGCTACTCGGCGTTGCATAAAGTCAAGTGTCTGCTCACTACGCTGTACACCTTTGCAATGAAAGAGGATATCGTAAACAAAAACTATGCAGCCTTTATTGAATTACCTGAACAGGAAGAAACCACAGCTACAAGATTTACAGAAGTGCAGCTTGAACTCATCAAGCAAAATGTGGGTAAAGTACCATATATGGACTACATATACATCATGTGCTATGTCAACTTTCGTGTTTCCGAGTTTCTTGAGCTAACGCCTGACAAATACAAAGTAACTGATTCCGGTATACATTATTTTGTCGGCGGTAAGAAAACAGATGCCGGCAGGGACAGAATAGTGCCGATACATCCTAAAATACAACAGCTCGTTCAGAATTGCATAAATAATAACGGTGAAACAATCTTCTGCCGAACACACGAAGGTTCAGAGTTTGGTAAAGCGATGAACAAGGATTATTTCTTAAAGTACGCTTTTCGTCCGGCGATGCAAGCCCTCGGGTTGGGTGATGAATTTACTCCGCACTCTTGCCGTCGAACCTTTTCCACCCGTATGTCAGCGGCAGGAGCAAGGGAAGAGGACATCATTGCTCTCATGGGGCATACAGATTACAAGGTCGATATTGACCACTACATCATTCAAGAGGTTGACACTCTTTACAACGCAATCAAATTACTGGCATAAAATAAGCCGTCCGATTACATTTCGGGCGGTTTTTGTTGTAGAAAATCTGTAGTTTATCTGTAGTATAACACATCAAAAGGTATAAAAAGAGGTAAATATTTTTAAAACTCAAAAATGTTGTAAACAAAGCAAAAAGCCAGTAAACAAGCCGTTTTTGGCTCAATTACTGACTTTTCTCTTGGCTCCCCCAACTGGGCTCGAACCAGTGACATCATGATTAACAGTCATGCGCTCTGGCGAATGTAAGGAAATAACATAAATTAAAATTTACGACGTGATGTGATATTTTAAAAAGTAGTATTGCAAATAGGATGTTTCACATATTGACAGCTTTATCTCTAATCTGAATTTGTAACATTTATAATCCAATTATCGGGTTTAATCTACATTTATTTTTATAATTTCAATATAAATTCAGCTTTTCTCAATATATAAAATCACATTAATGTGTATGAACCCCATTGATTTTTCTATTCTCGCCTATAATGCACAACATTAATATTAGTTAATGTATTCTAAATTCATCCAATAATACAGCTGCTTCTTCTGAGTTAAGAGTTGTTAATTTTTCGAGTATTCCTTCATACGCATTAACGAGTTCTTCATCAGCCTTAATTTCTTCATTAAAATCAATAAAGCACAAAGTTATGAGATGACTAATAATATACTTTACACTTTCATAATCAGATCTGTCAAAAAACTCTTTTGATATAAAGGATTCTAAAGTTGTGTTTATTGAAGGTAAAATATTAGGTAATAGTTTTTCTAATTTCATTTTGTTGATAGTATGCATGAAAAATTTAAAATTATATTTTCCATACTTACTAAACATTCTATTTAGGAACTCAATATCCTTATATGAATAATCAGTTTTAACTTTACTCCAATCTCCTTCATAACCATTAACTGACATAAACAATGCTCTATATAATTCTTTCTGAATATATTTGCTGCACGTTATGTTATTAATTTTTTCTTCTAAGGCTATCAAAATAGTTTCACATTTACTTCGTTTTTCGGAATCATCATACGCATCCACATATATTGGTAATAATCCATTAAATGTTCTCAAATAAAATTCCACCGCTTCTCGTCTAAATGTGTTAAAATCAATGTCTTTGAATAAAATATCTAATATGCAATTACTATCATTAAGAAGTTCTTTCCCCAAGTAATCAGATAAATTATAAGATGAATGTACGGTAACTATGTCATAATGACTACACTCCATATCTGTTGAATTTAAGATTTCCAGTACACACCTAACCACTTCCTGCAATACATGAACATAAACTTCATTCTGAGTGGTGAGTCCACAATTAACTATATTGCATAACATATCAATGTCATAATTGGTTATAAGAAAGTCAGATAAATCCAACTCTTCTTGATTAAATAAATATTTTTCTATTATTTCATCCCTACATCTACTATATCCTTTTTTAGTGTCAGATAATACCATATAATCATATTCGTAATATTTTGGCATTTTATTAGGAATAAACTTATCAACAGTTTCTCTGTCAATACTAACAACATTGCTATAGGTATACTTTTGATATTCCATTTCATCTTTAGAAAGCATAACTATAGTATTAAATAACGCAACACTAAGTTCAGTATTAGTTTCTAAGTAACACTGAGCTATTCTCCCAAGTTCGTGAATAAGCCCATTGTTTCCATCAAACATAATCAAATTCAGAACTAGCACTTTTATTCTCTGATTTATTTCTGGCTTTACATTTGAACCAATCTGCCTAAATAAAACACTTAAATAATTATATTCAAATATAAAGCTTCCATTATTTAGTATATTTTCCACGCCGGTTAACCAAACATTACAATACTCACTTCTGGTTTTTGAATCTAATTCTGGTTTATTTAGTGCCAAAACAATTAGTGTTATAAGAATATTTTGAAATTTAACTGATCTACCTACATCACAAATCTCAGACTTCAAATAATCAATAATATTCCTCACACTATCTAAACTATAATTATTAAAATCAAATGCATCTAAAAAATCAGTAATAACCTTTTCTACTTTTGTCGAATGAAGGTTATTGTTAATGTGATTCTCAACAATCTTTTTGGCTTCACCGGTAATTATCGGTGATATAGCTACAATATCATCATCTATTCTTTTGGTTTTGGAATTACGCATATCCATTTTTTGAATTTGAAGATGTTCATAAGCTGTATTTGCTTCATTAGGATAAATGGAATAAAGATAATCCAGTATATTATAGCATTGCTCTTTAGTTACATCAATAAACTGCATATGTGCAACATAATCTCGTAAGGTGAATTTAATTTTTGAATTTTCTGTGTATCTGTCTTTTAAATTTGGAAGTCCTACAACAGTTAGTATGTTTTTCCTCAGTTTAATAGAGTCAGCACCAGGATTTAAAGAAACAAAACGAGAAATATCCCACATAACCAAATTTATGCAAGTAGCTAAATCTAATGCAAAACCAGGCAACTCCTTTTCAAATTTTATTCCAATATCTTCAATCATAGAGAACATAACTATGTTATTAGAAAAATTGAATATGTATTCCTTTATATTATTAGCAAAAGTTTTAAAATTATAATTACGCTTAATAGCAATCTTTATAAGACTTATTATTTTATTCTTTAAAAGATAAACCATATCACTTATTAAAGCAGGTATTTTATACTCTTCTGTACCAGCGTACCACATATTACTATTCGCATAATATTGCTTTACTATACCAGCCTTAAAAAATTTTATTGCAATCTTATCTACACAATTGTCTTTAAAAGTTGCTAAATTAATTACTGCTTTATTAATAAAATCTATCGCCCAGCGAAAACCAATCCAAAAATTGCAGTCTATCAAATTTCGAAAAAATGAATATTTTTTTAGAGAATCTAAAGAGTGCTCATAATTATCAGCGTATTTATTTAGTCCGAATTTATAACAATACGAATCATATTGACTACCATAAAACAAATGGCTATTATTCAAATCAGACATCCAATAAGTGTTTGCAAGTTCACACAGTTCATTCGGAAGATTTTTTACAAGGTTAATTGTAGTAAATTTTAATGTATATTCAATTATCTCTTTAGCTAAGCAATGCAACTGGTGATCATTTGAAACAAAGTGTTTTTTCTGACTTTTCCAAAATGAAACTATCCAATCCTTTGAAAACTTTGACATTTGATATATTGGAATAAGCAAAGGAGTTATTATTTTTTCAGAAGAATAATAATATTTTTTATCAATCAAGAGTTCAGTGTCTATATAGTGTTGAAGAATATAACATGCTTTCACAGCAGTTTCAGAATCATAATTTTGTTCGTTAGAATAATCTGAACATAGTTTTATAATTGCATCAGAATCTACTGTTGAATTTAAAAATAAATTATTATCATAAACAATTCGTATTAAATCAGAGCGACCGCTTCCATTTGGTGTCAATAAGACAAAAGACTGTTCTTTTACGTATTGAATTTTCGGTTCAAATGCATACAAATTAGTGATATTTATAAATTTACTTATCATCCCTTCCTTAATAATATCAGCGCATTGTTCCCTAAAAAAAGAAGTACAAAATTTTGATTTTGTTAACCCTATCAAAGTCTGTTTAATCCATTTTTCTGACAAATCTTTTGTAAATATTAATTTATATATAAACTTATCACGATTAACTTTCGATAATAATTTGTTTGAAATCCAAATTTGATATCTTCTATAACATCCTCTTCCCAGATTTTCAACACTGTTGAAAAAAGTATTATAATTGCCTTTACATATATCAAATTGTTTATCAATTATTTTTTCAAAACAAATATCTTCAAATATATCATATTTTAATCGTACAGAACAATCATTTTCAATAGCAATCCCCTCAGACAACAATGCGTGTAAAATCAAACTATTTATCGATTCCTTGTCTATTCCGACTGAAAAAGATTTAGCCCTGCCAAGAACTATTTTCCTAATTTCTTTTGAAATCTCATCAAAACGCAAATTATAGTTGTTAGCTTTTTCCTTTAGACAAATAACATTTTCCCATATAAAGTTTCTAAGTTTATTTTCATCATCTATATTAGTTTGAACAGTAATGTTTCTTACTATTAAATTAATATAAAACGGTGATTTTATCAAATCCAAATAACTATTATCAGATTTAAAGGCATTTATTACGGGATATTTTTTTGCTATCGCATATACTTCCTCAAGAGTTAATTCTTCAACATAATAAATATCAATAGAATATATTGAATCAATTTGAAGAAAAGCAGATGAATCAATAGTTCTGCATGAAGTGATTATTTTTGAATTTGGATATTTTTTAACCAACTCATATAAATTTTTAAGCAAATCTAATTTTGTTTTATAAGCCTCTGAAATAAATTCTAAGGAATCAATAAAGAAAAAGATAGGCTTATCACCTAAATATTTCAACGCATATTCTATATCAAGATGCCAAATCTCGTTAATATCTGTTTCTTCGGTAAAACGCTCTGCTCTGGCATATAAAAGATAAGGTTCATTCTCAACTACTTTTTTACATACAACAGATTTACCACTACCGGCTTCTCCACGAACACTAATAAATTGGTGATTAGAATTTCTGATCTTATTTATTATATTAGTTCGGTCAATTTCATATTCACCATTAATTAAGCAATCAATGTCTTTAAGACCAATTGTTTTACTATTTTCAAACACTGAAAATAATTTTTCAGAAATAGATCTAACTTTTGTATTTTCTTTTGCTAGCAAATCATACAACTTAATTTGAAAATCTAAATCACTTGTTGCACGAGTGATTATGGTTTGCGTTGATATTAAATGTTTATTAACTTCAAAATCGACATCGCCTATTCTGTTTATACCAGTATAATCCTTTGCTTTATCGACACTATCATTGTTTAGTACAAAAAAATATACATTTTTAACATTACTTAATTTATTAGTTTTATTCTCCTTAACCATGTTTAACGTTCTTGAAATTTTACTTGGAATATCTTGCACAGTACTTACCTGAATAAATATTTCATTGTTGTCAGACACTAAATCGACACCTGGATAATTTGGTGATTGATCATTTAAATTCGTAAATGTCCTATTAAACCACAAATTACAAACCCCAATTGCAAATAGTTCAAATAGTTTTGCAGAATCGAATAATCCCTTTGAATTTAAAGCTTTTATTTTTGATTCATAAGATACTATATAATCTGTAATAAATTCAATTCTTTCAGATGAATTTTTCATGACAAAACACTCCTTTGTATTAATTTTTCAGCTCATCAAAACATATTAAATTATTCGTTTTAAAAGCAAAAATATTTCAACATAAATAATAAGCTAATTATGATTAAAGCCGCAGATAATTTTTCTTCTGCGGCTTTTAATGTATATTATACTTACTACATAAAAACTTATTATAATAAAATTAATCACATATTATTTCACCCGTTTTATTTACATAATCTCGAATCATTTGGTCAGAAATTTCGATGATATATGACGGAACAGTATTATACTCAGCCGGATCTAACTGAAACAGATAGTCGTTCTCAATGTGAAATGTTTCATTTATATAATGTTTAAATACATCATCAAGTTTAGTTTTATCAAATACTACCCTGAAAATCTGTAATTTCTCATAATTGCTCTTACAATTAGTATAAAGATTTTTAAGAAAATTAATATCCATTACTTTTTGTATTTCATTTTCAAAATTAAATTCAGGTAAATATGACTGTATGCTTTTTTCAACTGAAAGAATTTCCTCCGAAGTGAATTTTTCCTCGCCATCCGAAGTTTGCTTGGTTGGAGGATTTTTTCTATGGAATATTGATGACAACAAATTCCATTCCAAATTCTTATTTCCCTCTAATTCTAACAAACGCCTGAGATAAATAAGCTTATTAATCATATCTATATTGCTATTAAATTTCATCTTTGCTATTTCAACAAAAGATTTTATATCTTCCCTTTTTATTTCTTTTTCCGTCAAACCATTCTCTTTATTTGTAAGAAAGTGTGCTATCGGTATTGGCAGAATTTTACTCTTAAAGTTGTAAATAGCATCAATAACAACATTAAATTCATGAGTCAATAATAATACGGTTTTATTTTTAAAACTATTGCTTCCCATAAATAACATATTAATAATAGCAAATTTTTTATTTCCGTCAAATGAAGATATCGGATCATCAAGAATAATTAAATCGGGATTCTCGTGTAAAGCACTATACATGAAAAGTGCAAGGGCAAAAGCGTTTTTCTCACCATAACTCAAGTGATTCTCTTCTCCAGGTATTTCCCTAGCAAAGTCTTTGTGATAAAGTTTCAGTTTAAAATCGCCATTATTATCCTCTAAATTTACATAATACTTATATCCGGCACATTGTAAAAATGCATTTATTTCCGAACTATATTTTTCAATTGTCTTTTGTATTAGCTTCTTTTGTTTATTAACCTCTCCCTGTAATATTCCAACTGCAACTAATACTCGGTCAATAGAATCATTTATCGACTTTGCCTTTGCGTTTATCTTAGATGAATTTAAATGAGATAGACAAAACATATCAATTTTGTATTTATTAATTATATCAGCAACTTTAGATGATTCTTTTAAGGATATATATCCCAAATTTTTAATGCCAACTAACTTGTCCTTCAAAACAATAGCTTGTTCTTTTATCTCCTTTAAATAATTCTTTTGCTCATCTGATATACCTGAAATATTTTCTGAAATCTCCTTAATTTTTTCATTTGTTTCATCAGAAAAGTAAATTTCAAATTTACTAAAGATATCTAAAATTTTGTTTAGATTATCTACTACTTTAGAGTCAAAATTTTCGCTTACTTTCTTTATAACTTCCTTTTCAGTTGATATATCTCCTGCACAATACGGACAAATATTTTCCTCGGTAACATAATCATTACCTGAAATTTGCCATTTTAACCACTTTACATTAATGTCAGGTCTATTCAAAAATGTTTTATATTGAGATATTTCAGTAGGTATATTAGATAACTTATTGCCATTTCCTAACCCTTTTCCCAAAGCACTAGCAGCTGAATAGCCATTTTTAGATCTACCATAACTATCAATGAAATCTTGTAAATCGTTAATCAATACATTAATTTCATCATCATTGTTAAATGTATCGTGAATTACTTTTATTAAACTATCAATTTTTCGCATATGTTCATCGTAATCTTTAGTTTTAACAAAAATTTCAAAACTATTTTTTATTAATTCATCATTCAAAAATACATATTGTTCAACATATTTGTCGTTAAAAACCATAACACTGTTATAATCTTCAAGACCTTTAACACAAGGAGTAATAGTTTCTTCTTCTTTATATTTAAATGGCAGTAACTTTTTTAGTTCATTATCATTACCGTTAATTTTAGCAACTATAGCGTTTGAAATCGTAGATTTTCCCGTTCCATTAAACGCATACTTTATATTAAGATGGTTTTCAGAAATAGAAATCTCACCTAAATCAATATTGTTGCAATTTTGAATCTTTATCATATGTTATACATCTCCTACGAAAAAATATTTTAAACTTACTCACATTGCCGCAAATCACGACCAGAATATATTAAATTTAAATCTAACTACAATATTTTTTCAATTTCTGTTTTAATAAAGGATAACTTTAAATTAT